AAAGAGCAGGTTGATCGATTTATTGTGGATCGCTCAAATTTTTTGCCGAGTGCGTAGAGAACTGGCGATTGTATGTTGCACATCAGGCGTGGCTCGATACCGCGCCTGAACCAAGAGATCAGAAAAAGCCCAGCAAACAAAAGCCGGTTATCCGGCGTAAATCACGGCAGATCTCAGAGCAACAAAAAGAACCACCGGAAATCTACGCCACCCGATTTTATATTGATGCGCTTTGGCAGGTTGGGCCCGCTGAGTTTGGCGAGTACGGAAGCAAGCCGATTAGCTGGACTGAGCTGCAAAGCTGGAACAAGGCCGCCGAGCTTGAACTGTCAGGCTGGGAGATTGAGACAATACGCGATCTAAGTTGTGTTTATAGCCACTGGTCAAACAAGGCTAGATCACCAGATTGCAGGTCGCCACTTGCGCCAGCCACTCAGCAAAGCGCAGAAGACATCGAAAATAAACTGCTTAAACAGTTTGGCATTATGAAATAAGGGGCGTTAGATGGCTGATATTGCACGTCTTGGGATAGAGATCGACACGCGAGGATTAAGAGCGGGAGAGCGAGATCTTAACCGATTCGGCGCATCTGCTTCTAGCGCCGCTTCTGCAACAAATACAGCAACAAGGGCTGTTGCCTCTCTTGTTGGGGCCCTTGCTGTCGGTAAGCTGATTGAAATGGCGGATTCGTTTGCCATGATGACAGCAAGAATTAGTCGATTCACAGAATCAGCGAGCGCTACTGGCGCAGTAATGCAACAACTAACGAACTACGCAAACGCATCCGGTCAAGCTCTTGGCGATGTAGTTTCCGTGTTCGCATCAATATCATCTTCTGCAAATGATCTTGGTAAGTCGCAAAGTTCAATCCTACGCTTCACCCAGTTGGTGAATGAAATAGGCTATGCTGGCGGATCTAGCGCTGATGCTATCAAATTCTCTATGCGCCAGATGTCGCAATCGTTTGCTGGTGGCGTTGTTCGCGCAGAAGAATTTAACTCCATGATTGAAAATACGCCTGAAATTGTCCGCGCTGCAGCAAAAGGCATGGGAATTTCAATGGGTGAAATTCGTCAAAAAATGCTGGCAGGTAAATTGTCTGCGGTTGAATTTTACGATGCGATCATGAGCCAAGGATCTGCAATTGATGCAATGTTTAATCAAATGCCGCGCACGGTGGCGGCAGCAATGCAGACGCTTGGAAACGAATTCACAGCGCTGGTCGGGACAATAAACAATACGACCGGAGCGACTGGCGGACTATCTTCTGCGATCGATAATTTTTCCGGTGGAATTGTAGCCGTCAAAGAAAACTTAGGCGCAGTGGTAACGGCAGCAGAAGCGCTGGCGCTAGTATTTGGCTCTCGACTGGTTGGCGGCATGGTTGCAGCGTCAGCAGCTAAACTGCAGGTCGTCGCAGCAGATCGCGAGCTTGTTATCGCAGAGGTTAGCGCAACTAATGCGGCAGTGAGGAAGGCGGTTGCAGATAAATCAGCGGCACTTTCAGCGGTAGCGCTGGCTCAGGCTGAATATAACGTAGCCAAAGGATCTAACGCTGAGGCATTCGCACTGCAAGCGCTTGTGGCTGCTAAAACGGCGGCAAGAAATGCATCGTTGAATCTGGTCGTTGCAACCGAAGCGCAAACGGTAGCGCAGCGAGCAGCGGCAGTCGGAGCAACCGCACTGAAAGGCGCGATGGCAATGCTCGGCGGGCCGGCAGGTGTTGTTATGTTGGCGGTGTCTGCAATTTATATGTGGACATCAGCAACTGACGAGGCAAGACAAAAAGCGATTGAGTATGCAGATGGAGTTGACACAGCCACTGCATCACTAAGAAATATGACATCCGCGCAGCTTTCAGCATCACAAGTTAAGTTGGGCCAATCTATCGATGCACAATCGATGTCTGTGACCGGCTTGAGGTCTGAAGTTGATGCGCTACAAAACACTGTAAACAAACAAATTTCAGTTTCAAAAATGCTTGGTAACGCGACAGCGGCAAACACATATGAGATGGATCAGCTAAAATTAAAATCAGCCGAGCTTGAGGCGGCAGAAAGCAAGCTATCTCAAATGCGCAGCAAGTCATATGCAATCACGCAAACACTTAACGGAAACCTCAAAGACAACTATGTTGCGATGCAAAACAGCAATTCAGTTACTGGTATTGCCAGCGGTATTCAGTCTGTATTTAACGGAGTGTTAAACACCGGAAACCAAGCGCTAGCGACTAGAAATGAGTATGTGACAAGGTTAAACAATCTGACAACCAAGGCCGGACAGGCTGCGATCATGTCTATCGATCAGCAAATCGCGCTGGAGAAGGTGCAAGGCGTTGAGCGGGCAAGATTGCAGGCGCAGTTTGAAGGGCAGCAAAAAGGCTTGGTTGGCACTGAGCTGCAAACCTACATCAGCAAAAATGAAGAGCTTTATAATATCCAGCAGAAAAACGCACAAGCATCAAAAAGCGTGTCATCTGCAAACACAGGAACGGCGTCATCGTACAAAGCTGCATCTGATAGCGCAGCAGAATATCTGAAAGAAGTTTCACGATTTAACGCAACAGAAGCACAGCAAATCGCTAACTGGCAGGCCGATAAATTGGCCGATCTCGATTCATATCACGCCCAAGGATTGGTTAAAGCTAGTGAATACGAATTCGGCAAGCAAGCGATCATGGCGGAGTCAAAGCGTCGATTGCAAAAACTAAACGATGATCAATGGTCTGAATACTTAAACGGATCATCTGCTGCATTGCTTAAACTAAAACAGCAGGCGCAAACGCAACTCACCGGCCCAAAACAACAGATCGTAGTTTCAGGTATCGATCAGAAGCTAAAAGAGCAAACGTTTGCTAATTTGCCAACGATTGATGCCGGTTCGCAGACTAACGAGCAGAACCAGATCGCGCAGTTGCAGACGCAAACCACTGCGATGAATGACGCTTACAATGCGCGGATTGAGCAATACAAGTCATATCGTGCGCTTGAGGTTGAAAATGCGGCTTACTATGACTCACAGATCCAAGCGTTAGAAGACAAGAAAAAGGCTAATAACGCAGCAGCACAGGCCGCGATGCTTAACTTGCAGTTATCCGCAGGCGAAAGCATGGCTGCAAGTGCGGCAGATAGCTTTAAATCAATACTTGGCACACAATCAACCGCTTATCAGACTATGTTTGCAGTACAGAAGGCGTTCAGCATTGCGCAATCAATGATCGCCATTCAGACAGGTATCGCTCAGGCCGCAGCATTGCCATTCCCTGCAAACCTTGGAGCAATGGCTACCGTAGCCGCTGCAACGGCTAATATCGTGTCTAGCATCATGTCAATCGCCTCCCCTAGCTTTGACGGTGGCGGTTACACAGGCAACGGATCGCGCTCTGGAGGTCTTGACGGAAAAGGCGGTTTCTGGGCGATGATGCACCCGCAGGAAACGGTCATAGATCACACTAAATCAAACGGATCGGTAAGCTCAGGATCATCAAGCGGCGGAAATGTAACCGTTAACGTCTCGCTACAAGAAACCAGCGACACAAGCCAGCAAGGAACTACGCAGCAATCAACCAATGATGACGGCTCAGTGCAGATCAATGTTTTCGTGGCCGATATCCGCAGCGAAGGAAGCATGGCGCAAGTGCTAGAAAGAACATACGGCCTAACGAGAATGGGGGCATAAAATGACTTTAGCGGTATGGCCTGAACAACTACCACTGCCGGAGCAATCCGGCTATGCAATCCAGCATGTTAGCCCGTTACAGCGCACAGAGATGGTGTCTGGTCGAGCAAGGCAGCGCAGAATTTATACATCGGTTCCATCCATGGTCGCAGTTCAGTTTTTTTGCACTGAATTTCAGGCGCAGCTATTCGAGCTGTTTTTCAGATTCGGAATTACTGACGGTGCAGACTGGTTTATGTGCACTCTGAAAACCCCGCTTGGTTTAATGCCGTATGAGTGTCGATTCAGTGGTATTTACGAAGGGCCTGTTTTGACATCGTTCAATAAATGGACATTTTCAGGAACTCTTGAGATCAGAGAGCGACAAACATTAACCAGTGATGAGCTTTTCGACATCCAAGGCATTATTGATTCAGAAATTTTCGATATAACCATGAATCAAAAATGGCCTCTCGCTTAATTACGGTTACAATAGATAAAGCCTATTAATAACAGGAATTCAATAGATGACTTTTAACACTGGAAATCCAATTGGCTCAACTGACGCAAGAGATCGATCTGATAACTCTGAAAACCTTGATTTAGCCGTAAACTCGCTTTC